AAAGCCATTTTTGCTCTCAACAGTGCTGACTTTTGTGCATTACAAAAAACACGTGGTTTTTCTTCTTTACCTTTTTCTTTTAATTCTGATTTCTCAGTTAACAAACATGTAAGAGGTGGTATAACCCCTTGTTCAACCATCAAATCTTCCCTTCCTACTTGATCTCTTAATTCATCACATATTCCGCGATGAACTCCTACATCAATAGGAAATAAATCATCCATCGTCTTACCCCGATCTGAGTATCCAAACGATGTTGACGCTGTCCATGTTAATGGACCTATATCCGGATCTTCCGGAATGCCATTAATTGCCTCATCAAGTGTTATTTCGGTAACTTGATTCCAATCAAAATGCGGATGACACACCCCTTCCATTAAATTTGAAAATTCCAAATCTGATAATTCTGGACTAGGTGGACACTCCCTTCCTTCTAAACGTGACAATCCATTTTTCAAAGGATCAACACGTACGTTATCCTTCCAAAAAGGAGACAATTTAACTGGCACTTTTTCCACAGGTATTAAATCAGACACTTTCTTACCTTCATACAGGTATTCTTGCAGTGGTGTTGATTTATATTCTTCTTTTGTACTCATATAAAATGTTTTATTAAGAGTACAGATTGCCTGAAGACCTTTAATAGGAGCCGGTAATACATCTAAAAATTTAATATCGCTACCACTTGGTAGTTGTATCTCTCCCATTTCACATTGGCCTTCTGGCATATCATCTAAATCTTCCTGATAAACAGGTGCAAAATATGAAAAATGTTCACTTCCTGCAACGTGAACTCCTGCTATTTTTCTTTGCATATGATCATTGTCATAAAGATAAGGCAAACCACAATCTCCTTTTACACTACGTAAACCTCCAACGGAATAAGCGCCATCCGTGACACTTTCTTTTTCTTCTCCATTGACCTTTACATATGTAACCATACTATTAACTCTGGTTGCAACGGCAGCTGTCATTGCCATTAACTGCCCATCCCCTGTAACATCAATTTTCATAGGATTTGAATAATGTTCAGCCAATCCATCACTTCTTTTTGGCAAGTGACGCAACAAGCTTTTAACTTTAGGCAAACCTATAAATGAAATTCTTGCCAAATCTCTATTTTTATAAAATTTAATTTCAAATTGATGTGGTGCAAAATTTAATACACCATTATCAAAATCATCTCTAGAAGCCCATAGTATTTTAATATTTTTAATTTCAAATAAACTCAAACCATGAGCTGCTGTAAAACCTGCACTACCATTCATTAGTGTGATAAATTGCACAATTTTACTCCCAGATGCAAATGTTATTTCCATTTGCAATATTGCCTGATGTAATCGACTCATCAAGCCTCCTAAACTTTCTGCCACTTGGGCTTCAGGACGAATAACCTTCTTTTTCCTAAGATTCTTCTTTATTACTCGCTCTGAATATCCATGTGGATCTGATTGTGAATGTATATAATAATCATGTAATGTATTGATTATAACGCCCACTGCAACTATTATTGCCCCAATTGCTGTGAAAACAGCAAATGCACTAATTGCAATACGTAAATTATCAACTTCCATGAATTTTCTATCTGGAATATAATACAAATCAGGTATAACTTTTCCTGTCAACCCATTGCATTCTGTAATTCTTCCAGTTTCATCTGTGTGCCATGCACAATCATTCATTTGATAGGGACTTTGATGACCACCATTAAATTGCAAGAAATGTAATTCATACAATTCAACTGGTGTCATACCTATCTTTCCTTCCATAGTGTATGCGAAATCATACACTGACATTCTCAATTTCTTAAAAGTCGAAGGATTGAAATACATTACCATTTTACAATGTTCCCAATCTCTTGAACTTTCCATTAGCATACCTGCTGCATCATATGAATGTA